CACTCCAAGTTCTTGCTTGTCCTTGAATATTTCCACCCCGCGTTCCTAATTGAATCTTACCCTCAGCGTTAAGATAGAGAATATAACTATCTTCACCTGATGTCGGAACATACTGTTTGCAAACTAAACCCCGAGGTGTAAATGTCGGCGTTAAAGTATCAGTTGGGTTAAAAAGTGCTTCAATAGTTAAAGTATTAGTAAGATTAAGAACTGAATTATTCCCAAAATTGACATAGTCATCTACTCCATCTAATTTAAGACCAGTTCCGCATAGAGAACTTACGTAATTTTTACTTTTTATCCCACCATTTTGTGTTCCATCATTAGAATTTGAGGTAGAATCATGTAAAGTGTTTTCTGGATCTTCTGAAAAATGCTGGACAAGAACAAAGTCGTCATCCCAGACACTTTCAGCTGGAGTGTCCCCTGCATACCCGACGTAGGAAGTATTATCAGATTCATTCTTATCGTAGTAGAGATATAGTGCCGTATCTTCTGATCCAGAAATAACAAAATCAGATTTTGAAACCCAAAGAACTGCTTTCTTCGAATAATCATCATAATGATCTATTTCAACATAGAGTTGTGTTATCCCATCATCCTTTGTTACAGCTAATTTTTTAGCGTTTGGGTGGTAGCCATAACACCACTCCTGACCATCTGAACTATTAATTGTGAAATTATCTACAGTTGCTGTAATAGCATTCCCACTTGGTCCTGTCCATAAGCTTGTCTGCACCCACATTTTCCCACTCGGAAGGTCGGTTCTCTGGACAGCATCTGTCCACGAACCTGAACCGTCTTGATACTTTGTAGTAACCGTGTTTCCCGATCTTACTATTCGTAATTTCCCATAAGTATTCGACCTGGAAATAGTGTTTGTGTCATAAATTGTCCCGTCAATCTTAAATCTAACCTGGAACTTATCATCATTATCGACTCTTGCAGCCTTAATGAACACCAAATTGTCGGTATCTAAAATAGCGAATAATTCCAGACCTTCCCCATTGTGGGAAAGGGTTGTGATTGTAAAATCAATTTGAATATCAAAATCACCTACAAAGACATATTTACTCTTTGCTTTTGCACTTTCATTGTCTGCAGAGGAAGTACAAGCAATTTGAAGTTTATTACTTTGAATTTCTACTGTTGTATTTGTTGTTTCAATCTGTTGCCATAATGTTGAATTCGGAGGATCTCCGTTTGTACCTGTATAATCGTCATTATACGAACCTGTATATTGTAACTCGTCAAAAATACCACTCTCAGAATCAAGATGAATAGCGACAGGAAAATGAGTCAAGTTAGAATCTAAGTAAGAAGAACTAATACTAAATCGTTCTCTCCTTGTCCAACCTGGAAGCCAAGACATTTTTCCTACAGTAACTAATTCATCCCAAAGTGAATAATAAGTCGCTTTTATCCAAGCATCAGAGCGTGCAAAGCTTGAAATCCTAAATTCATCAATTATTCCATCAAAATATCTACTCGTTGTATCATTTGCAAGTGCTGCAATTTGAATCTCTGATGTTGTATTCTGAATCGTGTAATCTTGGGTATCCGCAGATCCTTTTTCATCATTCAAGAAAATACAAGCATTGCTTCCATTACATCTTCCAGCTCCATAATAATAAGAAGTTGTAGAACTAATCAAAGAGGTAGAGCTAGCACTAAAAGAAAGGCCGGAAGAACCCCATGCAATGAAGGACAACTTACGATCGCTTCCAATAGAAAAACCCCATTCATTTGCGTTTCCCGATGTCCCAATGTTCCTCTTTACTGCCACGATTTTCGAAGCGTCTAAAACATCTGTTTTAAAAACAGTCTCAACCGTTAATTCATTACTATAGAACCAATCACTTCCTCTTAAATAATCATTTGATCCATCAAAATCGAATCCTTTATCAACCTTTGCGTCTACTAAATCACCGGCCGTCATCGAACCTTGGGGGGTATAATTCCTCCCACTTGAAGTTGAATCTTTTATACAACCAGACCCGCCAGTGGGATCTTGATTTAAGTGCCAAACTCCTTCAAAATCTGAATCCCATACATTTTGTGCTGCTGAGTCGCCTATATCACCAATATATGATGTATTTTCTTCATGAGAAGAATCAAAATACATATAAAATATTGTGTCTTTGGAGGATGAAATTACCCAATCAGGGCTAGATACGTAATAAACAGCTTTTTTATTTGTTGAATCGTAAACAGATATTTCACCATATAATTCTGTTAATCCATCATCCATAGTAAAAGCTATTTTCTTTCTGTCTGAATAACTTAAATAACTAAAAACATCAGGATCATTAGAATTCAAGAAAACTGCAACTGGAAAATGAATTAAATCTGAGGAAACTTTTGTATGATCAACTGTAATCTTTTTTCTGTATTCAAATCCAGACAGCCAACCTACACGTCTTCCTTTTACAACAGCTAACTCACCCCGCAACGAGTAATATGTTGCTTTAATCCAAGCATCTGATCTAACAACATTTGAAATTCGAACTTCATCGATAATACCATCAAAATATTTATTGTTATCGGTTCCAAAATATCCTATATTTAAATGTGTATCAGAAGTCAAATCAGTACTTGTGTATCCAGTATCAATACTATTATCTAACGTACCATTAGCATAGATTTTCCAAAGATTTTTATCTATAGTACCGACTAAATACCCACCACTACTAAAATCATAAGTGCCAACTGTACCACAAGATCTGAAGCTACCAGAACCGTCGCGACCACCAATACTTACACCTATTTTATTACCAGATAAATAAAATCCTTTAACACCACCTTTATATTTATCTACAATAAACATACCAGCGGAACTTGAAGTTTCCATAAGAGCTTCAACTGTAACAATAGATGTTACTGCTAAACTAGTACTAAATTCAATATAATCATTGCTTCCATCAAAATCTAGAGCTTTTCCGACCTTACCATCTACTAAATCATCAGATGTCATTGAACCGTGTGGAGTGCCATCATCGTTGTTTGAAGTCGAATCTAATATGCATCCGGTTCCTCCAGTGGGATCTTGATTTAAATGGTAAACAGCAACAAAATTTGAATCCCACACATTTTGTGCTACTGTACCTCCCGAATCATCTATATAACTAGTATTTTCAGCATGAGAAGAATCAAAATACATATAAAATATTGTGTCTTTGGAGGATGAAATTACCCAATCCGATTTTGATACATGATAAACGGCTTTCAGATTCGTAGTGTCATACCTTTCAATTTCTGCATATAACTCAGTGATTCCATCTTCTTTAGTGAAAGCTATCTTCTTTCTATCTGTGTAGCTTATTTCTCCAAAAACTTCTGCATCCCCAGAACCTAAAAAAACAGTAACAGGAAAATGCGTCAAATCTGAATTTACCTTTGTATGATCAATTACTATCTTTTTTCTAGTTGAAAAACCAGATAACCAAGACATATATTACCCCTTTTTAAGTTGTCGTAGTTGTCGTAGTAGTAGTTGTAGTAGTTGTCCAAGTAGGTGCAGTCCACTCAGATGAACTCATTGCATAATATTTTGAGCCATCAAAATACATGCTTACCATATCTACTCCATAAGCATTTGAAGATAAAGATGGAGAGGCTCCATCTTTCCATATTACAGATGAAGGCCAAGTAACACTCTTTCCTCCAGATCCATCTTGAACTATCATAAATAATAAGTTACATGGTTTTGACGGGGCTGTAAAAGTTAGTGTTACGTTCGCACTCAAATTTAAACGTATTTTATTCCCCTTCATTAAATTAATCGTTGTATTTTCTGTTATGTGATATACTTGCTGTGTAAATCCAATAGAATTTTCTTGTGCATCTAACTCAGCTGCAAGTTCAGGGGATGGGTCGTTAATAAGAAGAAATTGTCCAGGTATTAATGCGGTCAAAATTATCGAAGTCGTAGACAGAATATATCCCACAACTTGGACATTAGAAGAGGGTTTAGTCTCAGTTAATGACCCTGCAGTAGTAGGATCTAAATAAACCGGCCCCCCTAAAATACTCCAAGACCAATTACTATTTAAAACTTTTCCTACTCGATAAATTCGTACCTCATCATCTGCAGTTCCCGATTCAATAGCAAGTCCAAGGCAGGGTTGTTTAGAACCATCAGCTTGTGCTTTCCACCACTTCCCATCTGATTTCAAATAAAGAGCATCGTATGCAGAGACTGCTTCTCCCACAGTACCTAAAATACGAGAAGGGATAACATCATCAAGTTTTTCCATATCAGTAGTGAGAATTGAATCCCACCCCTCTACACTATAATCAGCAGTGTGTAAATCATAAATTTGAGTTGTCATTTTTTATCCCCTCTTTATACAGTAGTTGTTGTAGTTGTTGTAGTTGTTGTAGTTGTAGTTGTTGGTAATTGATCTGACCACCCTATATACATTTTGGAACCTTTTTTACAAGTAGCTTCATTTGAAGCTTCTGATTCATAATTAACCCCATCTTCTGATCGAAAATTAAAAACCTTAAATTTAACTTCATCTGCTAACGTTCCATTATCAGCAAGATTCATTACTTCAGTATAAGTCCAACTAGTTGTCGTTAAATTAGTAACTTCACGAACTTTTACACCACTCACCCAAACTTCAACTCGAAAATAACCATCTAAATCGGATTCAGCTAAAACTGTTCCAGGAATCCCAATCCCTGAACCTTTACCTCTATTTCTACCGTCCCACTCAACTACAATATCACTTTGATAACGTCCATAAAAACGGCTTCCATTTGCTGTGACATTAACTGGAATATATGGTGTTTTAGCACGACCTGTAACATTAAAAGAAATCGCAGAAGCTTCTGAAATATCACCTGATGATTTAATATTATATGGAACAAACTTTAATTTCAAGGAGGCTCCTGGAATTATATAACTACTAACTAACGTCTCTAAATTCTCTCCCAAAAACCAAAAATCTTCACCATTAGAATGATCAACTTTTTGAGTATCACTACGTGCACGAATAATGTTTTCAATTTTATATTGAGTACCAGAAATTGGTGTGATATCTTTAAAAGAAATAATTTCACTTCCCAATAATGCTCTATTAATTGTAGATGGAAATGTTGTTGCCCATGTAATTGAATTAATTTGATCAACGCCACTTTCAAAGTTAATAGTAAATCCATTAATTGTATCAATAGTATAAGTATCCCCTGAGTAAGTCCCAACTAAAGTTCCATAAGGTATAAGATTATGAACTCTGCCTACATAATTATAAGAAGTACCCCCATCTACACTGATATGCACATCAAAACCTTCTATCAAATCACTGTTTCTCACAGCAATTGGTGTACAAACAGTATTTGAGGAAGCAAGATAAGGATTTTCCACTACATCTTCTTTTGTTAAAGGATCAACAGTGTAAACTGTGTCAGGAGCTGCATGATCAGTTAAAATTCGCTGTTGTACAATCAATCTCTTCGCTGAATAAATATCCTCTTGTGCGGTCACAACAATTTTTTCACTACTAAGCTCATCTTCCTCAATTCTAATTACTCTTAAAACCATTGAAGAGATGCCATATTTAGAATAAGAAAATTTAAAAACATCTCCTACTTGATATTTAAATAATCTTCGATTACAAGGAAATGAAACTTGAGCTAAAGGATAAGAACCGATTCTTAAAGCATTATTACCAGCCCATACAGCATTTTCATTAGTTGTAAAAAAAGGGTATTTAATCGTTTTAGATACTACCTTTTTTTGAATAGTGCGATTTCCAATATCCTTAGACACAGGACTAGCAGTAGATTGTTTAATATCAATATGATTAGTGACATCGGAAGATGGGGTTATGTATGATAATGTACCTGATGCCATAAATTAAAACCTCTACTTTTAATTTTTAAAAACTCATTCTCGTGAACCAACTACAGTCATAGTTGTAAATAAAGTTGTAGATCGTGACTCACAATCATCTGCGCCTGCACTACAACCATACCAAATCTCATAATATTCTCCAGTATTGAAATCAAACAAGTAAGCATTTAAACTTCCACTTGCACCTAAAACATAGTTCTGTCCCGGTACTGAGCCAATTCTATATAATGAATGATTTTCCACTACAGCAACAGGATCCTCATGTCTTGTAATATTCCAACCAGAATCTACTGAGTATAACGGGGAGGGGCCAACATTTGATCTAAGGTTTGAAAAGAAAAATCTCTTTATTGTAGGATGCCAAAGTACATCACTAATACTTGGTCCATAAGTTTCCCCATACTTTGGTATAGTAACCGCGGTCCAATGCATACCATTATCTAGTGAATATAAAAAGACATCCGACCATGTAGTACATACAATTGCATTCCAATCTGGGCTATAAGCAAATTTATCTACAGGTTTAGCTACTGGAATTCCAGTATCAGGAACATAAGACCAAGATGCTCCATAATTATCACTGTACATGAACATTTGATCTTTTGGGGGATTCCCTGTTTTCATATATCCTGTAATTAAACGACCACTTGAAGTAGCAGTAATACCTCTGTGCGTCTCTATACCAGTTCCTCCACCTGCATCATGAAATTTTTCCCAATTAATCCCATCCGGACTTCTCATAATTTTATATTCATCATCGTAATTCATATTACATGCGACAAAATACCCACCAGAACCATAAGGATTTTCAACCCAAACTACATCTTCCCAATCTCCACTAGGAGTACTATGATAATCCCAGTGTTTTCCATCACTTCCTACTAAAGCTCCACCACTACCTTGTCTTACTACTACCCACTTTTCCAATAACGGACTATAAGCCATTGCTTGCGGCGCATCAATATTATGATAAAATCTTGTTACACATTCTTCTATATTTGTAGCAGATGAGGGACATCTTATAATCCAATCAGAATCGTCTTTGTTCATTATTGATTCTGCTGTTATATTATAATCTAACTTAGTACCATAATAAGACCAAATTATCATATTAACCCCTTTTGGTCTCCAAGAAGAAAATTTTCATCTACTGTTTCTAAAGTTGACACATCATAATCTTCCCGAATTAATTTTGGAATAAATGTAGCATCAGAGTTATATAAAAGAATTGCTAAAATATGGCTATTAATCGCTTCAATATACGATATTGCAGGAATTTGTTGATTAAATAAAATACTAATCCCACGAAATTCTAAAGCCATTGAGCTTGCTGCATTTGCAAAGGCTGTGGAATTTAACCAAGATGAATCTAAATCAACCATCTCAGTTAAAATATACCAAATAGCATGAATTGGATTATAATCTGCTAATTGAATTTGACATTCACTTGAAAATCCAAGTTCTGGTAACTTAGTTACAATAAATCTCATGCTAGGCATTCGATTAAAATTTCCAATTAAACAATCATTCATTACTGCATAGCACAACCCCCGAAAAGGAGAATTAAGTGTAGAATCTCCAATTATCTCACCAATGTTAGAATTTGCAGCTTGATCATCAGTACCAAAATAAAAATTAATTGTACCAAAATCACTAATTGAAATAGTTTCTACACCTCCAGAACTTGGTCTGATCTTCAATCCATTCCAAATAGGTTTTTCATCTTTAAAAATTGTAACTACAGCATCAACAGGCCCCTGACAAATTCCAACAGCCCAAGTCATGTAATAATTAGTACCCGTTTGTTGTTTTTGAGAATCTCCACCAGATCCACCAGATACCTCTGTATAAATAGCTTCACTCCGTTCCTTACCATAACAAAGTAAAGTAGTCTTTGAAATTTTTACAGTTCCCAAACAATCAAAAATTGGACTTCCAATTTCATTTGACGTAATTTGTAACTCCTGGGATGGAATTCCAGGAGAATCAGCATCGGGAGTCATTGGATCAATCATATTTCCAATTCCAAATCCTATACTGAATCCATAAACTGCGCCGACAGGACCTCCAACAAAGAATCCAATAACTCCACCTGCAATGCCACCTATGATTGATCCAAGACTCATTTGAGTAACCTATAAATATATGTTAATCTTTTCATTTGCGGATCTGAAATACTAAGTTTTGAAACTTTTAAACTATTCATTGCTTGATAAAATCTCCCATCACAATAAATTGCTGAATGAGAAGAAGCTCTTCCATATTTAAAAAATAATATATCACCATTCATTAACTTGGTACCATGTGGCATTCGTTTAAGTCGAGGATGTTTTTCTGCTCCATTAACAAGAAGCTCTTCACTCTGATGAAGAAACCAATCTGGAGGATAATCAGGTAAAAGTGAATTTTCAAAACCACTAATTCCAAGCTCTTGAAAAACAGCAACGACCATGTGAATACAATCAGTTCCATATTTTTTTACACCGCAATGATGCCGAAAAGGAGTCCCTATCCAATCCTCAAGGACTTCTCTTAACCGCTGTACTTCTTTTTCGTCTTCAAAATACCACTCCATCTATGATGTCCTAATAGCAGGATTTTCAATTGGAATAAAAGGAAACCCTAAAAAATGTGTAATATTATTAAATTTATCTCGACATGTTTCAATTATACCATCACATCCGGGGTAAACATCAACTGAATCATTGTCTTGTAAGGTTTGAATTTTAAAAGCCAGCGTAATTGTATTTCCAATATGCGCAGCAATTGCTCTAGGAATTGTTCCAAAAACACATTTTCCCCCAGTAAACCACCCATCAGCATAAGAACCAAAAGTGGTACTTGTCAAAACAGTTCCAGTTGAATCTAGTGTAACAGTAGCTGTTACTTTATATGAAGCTTCATTTAATTTACAATTCGAATCAAAAACAGTCCAATTACACCCAATTTGATACCTCAAAACAGGAATGGGCATTTTCAAATAATGTTCAAAGCCTACACATTCAACTTCAGCAACGATTCCCTTAAACTTAACATTTTTAATTTGACCAATAAAAACTACATCAGCTTCTAAAGGAGATTGGTCGCGGTGTAATTTCATTACACTAATCCAAAGTATTTCAACTGGATTAATAGCAATATATTCTAAAGTAGGATTTTCAACATAACCAATAGTAAGTTTTAATTCTGTCACTTCTAATTTATCATTATAAGTAACAGAGCCACGTTTAATTAATGCAGGGGTATATGTATTTGAATTGTAAGTAACAGCAACATCACCACTTGTATAATACCAATGAGTTGGATTATAACTCAACAGGTTTTCGTTCTTCCGCAACTTCTTTATCTGTATAATCTTGACTTACAGTTTTCATTTTAAAAATTCCCCACTTACAAAAAAGTATTTTTATTCTCGTGAACCAACTACAGTCATAATTGTAAGCTGTTCCGTTGAGCGTAACTCACAATTACTACCTCCAGATGTACATCCGTACCAAATCTCATAATATTCTCCAGAATTAAAATCAAACAAGTAAGCATATTCATCTCCAGCTAGACATAAAACATAGTTCTGTCCTGGTACTGATCCAATTCTATAAAATACAGGTCGGTCCAATACATCACCAAGATCAGGATGTGCAGATAAATTCCAACCAGAATCTAATGAATATAATGGAATACCAGACCTAGTACTGTTATTTACAATAAAAAATCTCTTTAATGTAGGATGCCAAAGTACATCAATTAAACTTAAATTGTCTGATGATACAGTAACTATACTCCAATTCATACCATTATTCGTTGAATATAAAATCTTACCCGCCAGCGTTGAAGCAACTATTGCACCCCATTCTGGGCTATAAGCGAGCTTACGAACTTGACAAGTAATTGGAATTCCAGTATCAGGAACATAAGACCAAGATGCTCCATAATTATCACTGTACATGAACATCCGATTTCTTGCTGGAGGATATATTGTATTACATACAATTAAACGACCACTTGAAGTAGCAGTAATACCCGAAAAATTTTGATTTTCAGTTCCTCCACTAGCATCCTTAAATCTTTCCCAATGAATTCCATCCGAACTTCTTTTAATTCTATATTCATCATCATAATGTGCATTACATGCGACAAAATACCCACCAGAACCATAAGGATTTTCAACCCAAACTACATCTTCCCAATCTCCACTATAAGTACCGTAATAATTCCAATGTTTTCCATCTTGACCTACTAAAACACCATTGCCTTGTCTTACCACAACCCATGTATCCAATAAAGGACTATATGCCATGGCTTGTGGCGCATTTATTGGTGGATACAATTTGGTTACACAATCATCCCAAGTACTTTCAGTATTACACCTGATAGTCCAATCAGAATCGTCTTTGTTCATTATTGATTCTGCTGTTATATTATAATCTAACTTAGTACCATAATAAGACCAAATTATCATATTAACCCCTTTTGGTCTATAAGATACTGACTCCACGAAATTCTAATGCTATTGTATCTGCAGCTTCCTGAAATAAAGTAGAATTTAACCATGTTTCTGAAAGACCTGCCAATTCTGTTAAAATATACCAAATAGCATGAATTGGATTATAATCTGCTAATTGAATTTGACACTCGGTCGAAAATCCAAGTTCTGGTAACTTAGTTACAATAAATCTCATACTAGGCATTCGATTAAAATTTCCTAACAAGCAATCATCCATTACAGCATAACACAGACCGCGAAAAGGAGAATTAAGTGTAGAATCTCCAATTATCTCACCAATGTTAGAATTTGCAGCTTGATCATCGGTTCCAAAATAAAAATTAATTGTACCAAATCCTTCAATTGAAATAGTTTCAACTCCACCAGATGAAGGTCTGATCTTTAATCCATTCCAAATAGGTTTTTCATCTTTAAAAATTGTAACTACAGCATCAACAGGTCCCCTACATATTCCAACAGCCCAAGTCATGTAATAATTAGTACCCGTTTGTTGTTTTTGAGAATCTCCTCCTGAACCTCCTGAAACTTCAGTGTATACTGCTTCACTCCGTTCCTTACCATAACAAAGTAACGTAACATTAGATATTTTTACAGTTCCCAAACAATCAAAAATTGGACTTCCAACTTTATTAATTGTAAGTTGAAGATCTTGTTTTGGAACTCCTGGACCATTAGCATCAGGAGTCATTGGATCAATCATATTTCCAAGACCAAAACCAATTGAAAATCCATAAGCAGCACCGACAGGACCTCCAACAAAGAATCCAATAACTCCACCTGCAATGCCACCTATGATTGATCCAAGACTCATTTGAGTAAAACTCTCCTCAAGTTGTTGTAGTAGTCGTTGTAGTAGTCGTTGTAGTAGTTATACCCCACGGACTAGTTTTAAATATTATCGATGTTCCTACTACTTCTGGGAGAAAGTACTTCAAAGATAAAACATCAGCCCCAAATCTAGCTCTATGCAAACTTGCAGGATTTGAATAATTACTTGGATCTTCAGGTAACCAAAATTTACTTAAACGACCCTTCATTGCATTAAACAACCCAATCAAGTCCCAAATCTTCTCTTTATATTGAATGGTAAATTTAAGTTCTTCTAACATGTAAGGTTCAATTTGTTCAACAAAAGTATATCCCTTACCTAAAAACTTAGTCCAATTCGATGTCTGAACATAAGAATCTTTCTTTAAACCAGACCATGTAGGTTGATAATTAAAAATCGGTAAACTATCATAAACAGGAAAACTTGAAGCGTCTCCTAAAGTCCTAGTAATCCCCTCATCATAAACTTCTTCGAAGGTAAATTGAGCCCTTGCAGCAATTGGAATTCGATATGACAACCCCTGACTATCAGCTAAACGAGCTTTCAAAATTGGATAAACATATGTATTTGCAGGCCATGTATAAACTAAATTATCTTGTAAAGTAATTTGACTGTTAGTCATACTTGCGATCGTACCTACTTCATATTGATTTTCCGCAACATGAATCATACATCTACCACCCACATCAAAAGCTCTGTAACGAGTATCAACATTTAAAATTTTTTGCCCGGAAGAAGCTTGAGCAGTTAAAGGGGAACGATCCTGCCACATTGGTACTCCCCAAACATGAGTAAGATTCTCTCTCAAAGCTGTTTGTAGTAAATTTAATTGAGTTGCATTTGAATTTCCAATTTTAAGTACTAATGTACGCCTGGGCCAAGTATAGAGAGCGTTTCTTTGTTCTGTACCTGTTACTGATAACATAACTTTAGTAAGCCACTTCCATCTACACTCTAAAGGCGTGCTCCACGAATGTGGAATGGGGAGGTACTGACTAATTACAGTTGAACTCATCCAAGTAATCTCCTAACAGTGGAATTTCTTCTACTAATAATATTTAACACCGCCTGTTCCCCATTAGTAGTACTTAAGGCATCTAACATATCATCAGGATTGAGAACATTTACAATTTGAATTGGTTGTTGTTCTTGTGGTTGTGCTTGTACATCCTCTTTTTGAACAGGGACCACACCGCCTTCTTTAAAATGACGGGGTTCTTTAGTCTTAGAG